ATCAACATTATAATAATTTAATGATATAAGATCTTTTTCTGTAGTGGAAGAAATTGCTCCCATATGAATAATTTCATCAATATCTTCCCACATAGGAAAATTATCAATCATATGCATTGCAGTATTTTGCTCTATACCAATATATTTTTTTTCTAAATTCTTAAAATATGATCCAATAAATCCATTACAGCCGGTTATCATTTTCATAAATAGCAACTCCTTTCAGTGGCTCAAACCCTAAATTATAAATAAGAATAACATAGAATTATAAAATTCGCAAGCAGGAAAATACATGACGAATCCTACTTTTGGTTATTTAGGTTCCTTAATTCCGACTGCAAAAAACAAAGAAGTTTTGCATACTGCTGACGCAGGAAAGTTAGTTGAAGGAAAACTTACGATCACTCATAAGAATCCATTCCCAACTAGAATAAGAGTTGGTGTTTCATCTGGATCCTTAACAAATTTTGATCCTTCGGCATATATCATTTACGATTATATTATTGATGCTGGTGAGAGTTATGAGAGTGCATCCATTTATTATGCAGACGAACAAAATTTAGTAGTATATTCTGATTCCCCTGACACAAGTTTTATTATTCAGGGTCAGATGGTTGATGATCCAACAGCATCTGGATTTGTTAATTCACTGAAGACAACTAATATTAAAGTTCCTTATGTTTTATACACTGTTCCCAGTGGTGAAGAAGCAACATTAAATGTTTTCATTACTAATCAAAGTGCTGATCCAGCCAGAATTAGAATGGGTGTGTGTTCGGAAAACGAAACAACACTTGCTTCATCTGAATACATGGAGTATCACCGAGATTTAAATCCAAGACAGACATATCAGAGAACTGATATTAAAGTACGTGGAGATCAAAGTGTTATTGTTTGGTCAGATAATCCTGGTATAGGATTTGCTGCATATGCTAAATTCAATTTCACAGTCATTACTACTGACCTATCACTTGCAGGTAGTTTAGATGTTGGAACAAGTATTGATGTTGGTACTGATCTTGTGGTTGCTGGAACTTCTGCTCTCACAGGAAAACTTACAGCATCTAGTGGAATTGATGTAACTGGAACTACTGATGTAAGAGGAACAGTTGTTGGTCACGATTCTACTGATGTTCAAAAATATAGTATATCAAATGAAACTGGTTTAATATCTACTCAAGGATCTATATCTTCTGTTGGTGGTTTTAGTACTTCGGGTACTCTTGAAGTGGGAGCAAATAAATTTGCTGTTGACCCATCCACTGGTAACATTACAGGTGGTAACATTACAGGTACTTCTGGGTCATTTTCATCTGATTTAGATCTTCTAAATAATAAGGTAACAAATCTTGCAGAGCCTATCGCATTAACAGATGCTGCCACACGTAGATATGTTGATTCAAAAATTGCTGCTTTCTCCATCGCACTAGGATAAACAAGGATTATGGCAAAGAAACAGATTCGGGATTATGTATTTGCTCCAGGTATTGCTGGTGTAGGAACACTAAAACTTCTTGGTAAATATGATAGTGATCAACTCTTGTTGATTACTAATACTTCTAAGAATGAGGTTTTATATAATTTCAGTGACACCTTAAGACAAGTTAGTGTTTCGTTTATTCAAACTGCTGATGGCGCTGATCCAGATTTTCCAAATGAAGATTCCAGAACTAATGGTGTAACAACTATTACCTTCTTATATGATACTACAGCGTATGTATCATCTGATGATGTTCAGATTTTTGTCGAAGCAGAAGAACAAAGGGTTAGACCATACGACTTCGGTACAGACGCTATCGAACGTATGCGTTTTGCTGCCCCAGAGTCTATGCTTGATGCTGACTTTGAGTATGGTATTCAACCAACGAAGTGGCAAAGTATTGACCTATTAAGAAATTATCCTTCTATCTACGAGATTCCTGGTTCTGATATTTCTGTTTCTGCGATCACTACAGATGCTTCTCAAGGTGCTGGTGGTATTGGTCCTTCTTTAATCACGATTGATACAGAATTAGAACATGGTTTGTCTGTAGGAGAACCTATTAGTATTAAGGGTCTTTCCGATTCTGTTGTAGGATTCTCTGCTGCTGAAGGTTCTTTTATTATTAATTCTGTTCCTAATTCAAAACAATTTAATTATTATTCAAAAGCAAAGGTAGGAACTTCTCCTGCTACATCGCTTACATCTAGTTTTACATTTTTGAAAGAAGCTGGATTCTACACTGGTGCTGAAATTGGAACAACTCCTACATTTGCGGTACTAACAAATGGCGCATCCGGATCCTTTGCGACAGAAGGTTCTACACCTTCAGGTGCTGTTACTTTCGGTATAGCACCCTTATCTACATTACCTCCGGTAGGTGCTCCTTTATCTGGTACTGGTGTTGCATCAGGAACACAGGTAACTGGTGTTGTTGGCACTAACACTACTCTTAATATTACGAATTCATTTACAGCACCTGTATCAACAATCACATTTAACGATACACAAAATATTCAGATTGGTGCTGCATTAAATAATGGATCTGGTGATACTATTTTTGTTACTAATATTGAAGGTAGTGTTGTAACGTTATCTTCTCCATATACAGTTTCTAAAACAGGTAACAGTTTTATTTCTGGTGCTGTAGATGGTACTCCACAGAATTTTGGACTAGGACAAGGAGCATTATTTAATGTTGCTAGAACAAAGGGTGCTTATACTACTGTTGTCGTAGATGAGACAACAACATATGCTAATCAATCACCAACTTGGTATGGTGGTGATAACAACAGTGGGTTAGGTTTAGATGCGTTATTTACAGTAGTTAGAACTGGTGGAGCTAGTCCTAGTTATGCTGTAACTATGAATACAGGTGGTAGTAACTATATTGCTACTGGAAATGTTGTATTCAATATAATAGGATCTTCCGTTGGTGGTGTTGATGGTACTCCAGGAACTGGATCATCAGTAGAACAAGCTGGTAATGATTTAAGAATTGAAATAACCGCTGTTGGACCAGCTGGTAACATATCATCGTTTAGTGTTCATTCAACTCACAGTAACATTGCTGGTACTCCTCCTGTAGTTGCTTCTTCTAGTATTAATGATGGGACGAATTATAATATCGGAGAAAAAGTTGTTGTTTATGGCAACTCTTTGGGTGGTCAATCTCCTTTAAATGATCTTGATATTTACGTTACTGAAATTGGTGGATCAGGTGAAATTACAAATTTTGAATCATATGGTATAGGTCTTCCTGCAGATCAAAGTTATTCAAATTTATTACCAGATGCCACTAGTGCATCTGGTATCAATTCTTCTTTTCAAATTGAACGGATTGGTGCTGGTGTTACAACACAGAAAGTTGAGCGGATAGTTATTGGTGGACCGATTGAAGTTGATGATACATTCAAGGTAACTGTTACTGAAACGGTTTCCGGCACACCATATACTTCTGAATTTACGTATACTGCAGTTGCTAATGATACTCCATCTGATGTAAGGAATGGACTCATTACATTAATCAATTCTCTTGTCGAACAGAATGTTGGATTTCCAACACCTTGTTATGCTGTAAGTGCAGCAAATCAATCTAATAATACAATAATAGATTTATTTGCTAAAGTTCCTGGATCCGAATTTGGATGCTCTGTATTAACAGAAGATGCTGCTGGCAATCCTGCTGATGATCAAACACTCACAGTTTCGGTCATGACTGCCAATTCTGATACAACTACTACACCATCATATACAGTAAATTATGTAAATCCAGGTAGTGGATATGCAATTAATGATACTATTACTATTAATGGTAGTAAATTGGGTGGAGTGGATGTAACCAATGATGTTACTGTTACTGTTCTTTCTGTTACTGCTTCTGGTGCTATTACTGGAATTTCGCAGACTGGTACACCTGTAGATGGTAGTGAAACTTTAACAGAACGTTACACAAACCCAACTGCTTTTGGAGCAAAATTCCTTCCAGCAATTCTTGGTGGTGTATATTCTCCCACTGTGGATACTGCTGGTAGTGGATATAAAATTGGATATCAATTTAATATTATGGGTACTATATTGGGCGGCACATCACCACTAAATGATATGACTATTGATGTAACTGATATTAGTGGGGTTGGTGGTATTACTGGTGTCACAGCAACTGGTACTCCAGTATCAGGAGATGCTATTGCTTTCTATCCAGCAGTATCTATATCTGCTCCCACATCTAGTGTTCTTGGACCAGGATCTACAGTAAGTTATTCAGCAATTGCACAAATATTAGTTACCTTTGCATCTAATCATGGTTTGGTTCCTGGAGATACAATTTTATCAGCAATTACATCTAGTTCATCTGGGCATAATTTGTGTTCAGGACCGTTTTATGTTAATAAAGTTCCGTCATTAACTTCAATATCATATACAGCAAGATCTGTTGGTAGTGTTTCTAATGGACTAACGGGTAAGATATATCCAAGAACAGATTCATTCTATAGACATAGACCATTTGATGGTGGTGTGCAACTAGGAACTGGTTCACCATCGCATGGTGCTCAAGCAGTTAGGCAGTCTAAAAAGTATATTAGATACCAATCAGGTAAAGGTATTATGTATACCACTGGTGCTTTGTTTGCTCCAAACTACGACCTGCGTTCTGTTGAGGCTAACGGTACAGAAGTTGGAAGTATCATTACAATTGTAACAGATGATTTGAATCATGGTTTCCAGGTTGGAGCACAGGTAAAACTTCGTGGTATAACATCTACTGGTTATGCTGGTACTTATGCTGTAGCATCAGTCATTGATGAGATTACATTTACTGTTATTGCTACCCAAGTACTAGAGCATAGTAGTGCAGAATTTGGTGATCAACCAATCGTTTCACTTTATAAGTGGAAAGGTGCTACAGTTCGTGCTGGTGCTTTTGATGATCAGAATGGTATCTTTATTCAGTATGATGGGGATATTGTTTCCTGTGGATTAAGGTCTTCTACATATCAAATTGCTGGTACAGTAACTGCTACGCCAAATAGTAATGAACTTACTGGTATTAATACCAAGTTTACTGAACAGTTAAAAGTTGGTGATAGGATTGTTTTACGTGGTATGTGTCATCTCATTACAGAGATTGATAATAACACAAGGTTGTATATGAATCCTGATTATAGAGGAGTTACTACAGTCTCTAATGTAAAAGCTGCATTGACAAAAGAAATTCTTATTCCACAAAGTCAGTGGAATATTGATAAAGCAGATGGTACAGGTAAGTCTGGATATAATACGGACATCACGAAGATGCAGATGATGGGATTCCAATACTCATGGTATGGAGCAGGATTCATCGATTGGATGTTTAGAGGACCGGATGGTAACTTTGTTTTCTTACATAGATTAAAGAATAACAATAGAAACAACGAAGCATTTATGCGTTCTGGTAATTTACCTGTTAGGTATGAGGTTATTAACGAAGGTGCGAGAGGAAGAGTGGCAGTTGCAATGGATCAAACTCAAGAGACAATGACATTAGAAGACGGAACACTATTCCCTAATAGTGGTACATTGATTATGAATAATGAGATTATTAATTATACTCACAAAAATGATAATATTTTGAGTGGTCTTTCCAGAGCAGCAACTCATACTAATTTTGCTGGTGGAGCACAAAGAACTTATACTGCAGGATCTGCTATTGCTCACACTAAAGGTAGTGGTGTTGTTCTACTATCAACTACTGCTACACCACAGATTAACCACTGGGGTTCTGCATTCCTAACTGATGGTGGATTTGATGAAGATCGTGGTTATCTCTTCTCTTGGCAAGAAAAGGAAGTTCAAATTTCAACTACTAAGAGTGCTATTTTCCTAATTCGTTTGTCGCCTAGTGTTTCTAACTCTGTTACTGGAGACCTAGGAGAAAGAGAATTAATCAACCGAGCACAATTACTACTCAAGAACATTGAGATTACTACACAGGGTGGATCATCTTCACAGGGTGTGGTTATTGAGGGTGTTATGAATCCAAAAAATTATCCCACTGATCCTACAGATATTAAATGGGGAGGATTGAATACTGGTGGTGCTGGTGGACAACCATCATTCGCACAAGTTGCATCTGGTTCTGACGTTACATGGGAGGGTGTTGCTTCAGCAATTACTGCTCCTAACGCTAATAACCAGTCTTATAATACAAACTGGGTTGTATTTAATCGAGTAGATGTTGCTGGTGTGCAGATTGGTTGGGAAGTTTCTGGTGGTGGTCTAAAAGGTGGTGCTACTGTTGCTAACATTTACAACTATGATAGCACTAGAGTATGGTTCTACCTATCTGACAGAACTACTCCTGGTACTGCTGGAAATACTACATATACTTTTGCACCAATTGTTACTGCAGCAATTCCTGGAGAACAGGTATTCTCCTTTACTGCCTCTGGTGGTGGTGAAAGAGACAACCTAGACCTATCAGAACTGAAAGAACTTACCAATACTCCAATTGGTGGACGTGGTACATTCCCCAACGGTCCTGATGTTCTAGCGATCAATGCTTATCTAACGTCTGGTAACGCGATTAATGCGACAGTTAACCTACGTTGGGCAGAAGCACAAGCATAAGGAGAGATATTAATGGCACAACCATCCAGTAGAGCAGAATTAAAGGAGTACTGTCTGAGGAAATTAGGTGCTCCTGTTCTGGAAGTCAATGTAGATGACGACCAGATAGAGGATTTAATAGACGATGCCTTGCAGTATTTTCACGAGCGTCATTATGATGGTATCGAAAGAATGTTTCTTAAGCATCATATTACTGCAGATGATGTAGAAAGGTTTAAAGGTTCTGATCAATTAGTTTCGTTACCTGGTGATGAGGGTGTTGTTACATATACTGTAACCAATGGTGGGTCAAATTATGCTGATGCTACTGCTGTTGCAACATCTACTAGTGGTAGTGGTACTGGGTTAACATTAAATATCTCAACTACTAATGGTGCGATCACAAAGATACTGGTCAATGCTGATGGTCAGGATTATGAGATTGGAGATACTATTACCGTTTCTGGTGGCAACACTGATGCAACTATAACAGTTAGATCTGTTGATAGTGATAGTATCTGGGAGAATAGGAATAATTATTTAAAGGTTCCTGATCATGTATTAGGAATATCAAAAGTATTTGGTGTGTCATCTAATTGGGTTCGTAATGATCTCTTTGGATTGAGTAACCAATATTTCTTGATGGATATATTCTCATTTTCATCTGGATTTGCTTTTGGTAATTTTGATATGACGAACTATTATATGATTCGTCAGTACTTTGAGACTCTTGATAGAATTGTCAATACTGGACAGTTAGTTGAGTATAGATGGAGTCAAAAACAAGATAGATTGTTTCTTGATATAGATCCAGCAAAGATAGTGAAAGGTAATTACATCCTTATCGATTGTTATCGTATGCTCAATCCAGAAGAGTTTACTCAAGTATATAATGACAGATGGATTAAACCATATACTACTGCTCTTATTAAAAGACAATGGGGTCAGAATTTAATTAAGTTTCAGAATGTTCAACTGCCTGGTGGTGTCTCTCTTAACGGGGAAAAGATTTTTGCTGATGCAGAAAAAGATATTGCAATGTTGAAGGCAGAAGGACACGATCAATTTGAACTTCCTGCCATTGGTCAGATAGGATGAAGAGTATATATTTTCCCCAACATGGTGGCGTTAAAACTGAACAACGATTAATCCAAAGTTTGGTTGATGAGCAAATTAAGTTGTTTGGAACTGATGTATACTATCTTCCTCGATCAATTATAAAAGATGTTTCTTTAAATGATATTAAATATTCTGAATTTAAAACTCAGTATATGATTGAGATGTTCCTCATTAATGTGGATGGATTTGGATCACCTTCAGAATTTATTAGTAAGTTTGGATTGCGTGTGACAGATGAGATACAATTTGTCGTATCAAGAAATAGATGGAGTCAGATATTTAATAACTTTGCTGACATAACAGAAGTTGATGGTAGACCTAATGAAGGAGATTTGATCTACTATCCTTTAACAGAAGATTTGTATGAAATTAAATTTGTAGAAAGAGAAGCACCTTTCTATCAATTAGGTGATAGATATATCTATCAGATGACTGCTGAGATCTATGAAGTTGGTGAAGATAATATCGAAACTGGAATTCCAGATATTGATGTTATTGAAGAAATCTTTAGTCCATCCATTTCACTTCAAATGGATACTGCTGGAACAGGAGAATACACACAAGGGGAAACTGTGACAGGATCTGTTACAGGGGTTACTGCTGAAGTATCTTATTGGGATTTGAATTCTGATGTACTTACTGTTATTAATAGAACTGGTAATTTTAATGCTAGTGAGGATTTAACTGGTGGTGAATCTAGTACAGTAAGAAGTATCACAACAGTAGATAATCTGACAATGAATACTTCTGCATACGCAGACAATAAATACATAGAGACCGAAGGCGATAATCTACTTGATTTTACAGAAGTTAATCCTTTCGGTGAATTTGGAAACGTTTCAGGTGATTGGTAATGTTAGGACCACATTTTTATAACGAAGCAATACGTAAAACTGTTGTTGGATTTGGTACATTGTTCAATAATATTGAACACAGGAAATTTGATGCTGCTGGTAATGTATTAGAGGCAGAAAAAGTACCTCTTGCATATGGACCACAGAGTAAATTCTTAACACGTTTGGAACAAAACCCAAGTGTTGATAAGAAGGTTGCTATTACATTACCTAGACTATATTTTGAAATGTCTGGTATTAACTATGATTCTTCTAGGAAGATAGCACCAACACAGAAATACAGAACTGTCATTCAAGATTCAAAAGAAGTTCGGGTTCAATATGTACCCGTACCATATAATATGGAATTTGAATTGGGTATTATAGCAAAGTCTCAAGATACAGGACTACAAATATTAGAACAGATACTACCTTATTTTCAACCTAACTTTAACATTACGTTGAATATGATTCCTGATATGAATGAAAAGAAAGATATATCTATTATTTTGAATTCTATTAATTATGCTGACGATTGGGATGACAATTTTCTAGATAGACGAAGCATAGTATGGACCTTGATGTTTACTGCTAAGTCTTACATCTATGGACCGTTCAACAAAGCGGATGTTATCAAGAAAGCTATTGTATATGAATCACCAAATTTAAAGGGTGTTGCTGAACGTAGTACTAAGATGTCTTATACACCTAAGGCATTGAAAGATTATGATTCCGATGCAACTACAACTACAACTGCAGATCACACAGAAGTTATTACTACCATCACAGTATCTGATTCTAGTAACCTGGCGGTTGATGATAGGATTGTAATTGATAGTGAGATAATGAAGATAACCAGTGTCATTGATGCAACATCTGTTAAAGTCAAGCGACATTGGGATAGTACAACAGCAGCAACACATGCAACTGGTGCTACTGTTAATAAATTAACCACGGCTGATGATGATCTTGTAATTTCTACAGATGATTTTGGCTTTAATGAAGGTATTGAAATGTTATGACTGAAAAATTAGATAAAAAAATGGTAAAGAACATGGAGGAAGTCTTAGATATCGAAGCTTCTAATACTCCAGAGGGAGGATGTGCTCCTAGAAAAAAACAATTACGTGATGTTAATGATGATAGCAAAGATGATTATGAGTATACTAGAGGACAACTATATACTCTTATAGATCAAGGACAGGAAGCAGTACGTGATGCTTTAGAAGTAGCACAAGAATCTGGACATCCCAGAGCATTTGAAGTTGCAACTAATGCAATGAAACAAGTTGCTGATATGACTGATAAGCTTATTGATCTACAATCAAAAATGAAGAGACTTGACGAACCTACCAAAGGTAGTACTCCTACTACTGTAAATAACACTATGTTTCTTGGTAGTACAGCAGACTTACAAAAAATGTTGAAAAAAGTGGGAGCAGATGAATGACAAAAATTTCGATAGCAGTCCTTCAAACAAAGGTGGAAGCATTAATTGAAAAACAAAAAGAACTCACTGCACGAGTACGTGCTAATGAAAGAGTAGTTGCTATTGTAAGTGCCATTGGTATTGGTGCTGGTGGTATTGTAGGTACTACGGCATTCGCACCAAAGGCAGAAGCTCAACAATGGAACAGACCTACTGATTGGGTACAAATGTTGATGGACTGGGAAAACGAACAAAATAGAATTCCTCCATCTGTTACTTTAGAGAGTGCATTATCAGATCTGGATGATAACTTTGAACCAGAAGAGTTAAGTGTTTTTGTTAAAGGTGATGATGGTATGAGAATATGGAATAGTATTTTCAAAGATCAATGACTACTAGTGACAGACACGATGAACCAGAATGGGATCCTGAAAAAATTGATAAGGAATGGCATTGTGTTACAAAGATGGGTATTATAGAAACTAGGATGCTATATAATGTTGTGTGTGGATACTTGGAAATTTGGCCGGGTTCTCCTCAAAGATCTATCGAAGAACTGAGATATCTTCAAGAATTGAAAATTAAACTATTTGCGATGATTACTGATTATAATTTTACACATATATCATGAGGAGAATTAGTGGCATCTGATCAGGTATATCTTGGCAACCCGCTTCTGAAGAAAGCAAATGTTGCACAACAATTTACAAAAAAACAGGTAGAGGAATTTATTAAATGTAAGAACGATCCATTATATTTTATTAAAAATTATATTCAGATTGTTTCTTTGGATCATGGTCTTGTGCCATTTAAGTTATGGGATTTTCAGGAAGAATTAATTCAAAAATTTCATGACAGTAGATTCAATATTGCTAAACTTCCTCGTCAAACTGGCAAGTCCACAACAGTGGTTTCATATTTGTTGCATTATGCTATCTTTAATGATAATGTAAACATTGGTATTCTTGCTAACAAGGCATCCACCGCTAGGGATCTACTAGGTCGTCTTCAAACTGCATACGAGAACTTACCTAAATGGATTCAGCAAGGTGTTATATCATGGAACAAAGGTTCGATGGAGTTAGAAAATGGCAGTAAGATATTGGCAGCTTCTACATCTGCGTCTGCTGTCAGAGGCATGTCGTTCAATATCATCTTCCTCGATGAGTTCGCTTTCGTTCCGAACCATATTGCAGAGTCCTTCTTTGCCAGTGTTTATCCTACTATTACTTCTGGTACAAAAACAAAAGTAATAATCATATCTACTCCTTATGGTATGAACCACTTCTATAAGTTGTGGACTGATGCTGTTAATGGTAGGAATGGATATGCCTGGTCTGAAGTACATTGGTCTGAAGTACCTGGCAGAGATGCTAATTGGAAAGCACTGACTATTGCCAATACATCAGAACGACAGTTCACTCAAGAATTTGAATGTGAATTTTTAGGATCTGTTGATACTTTAATTTCTGCTGCAAAATTAAGAGCATTAGCATTTGAAGAACCTATTAGCAAAAATAAAGGTTTAGACATATATGTAAGACCAGAAGACAAACATGAATATCTCATGACTGTTGATGTGGCAAGAGGTATAGGTGGAGACTATTCTGCTTTTATTGTATTTGATATTACAACTGTACCATATAAAATTGTAGGAAAGTATAGGAATAATGAAATCAAACCTATGCTTTTTCCCAATGTTATTAATGATGTAGCAAGGGCATATAATAATGCATGGGTGTTATGTGAAGTTAATGATGTAGGAGATTCTGTAGCATCTATATTAAATTATGATCTTGAATATCCTAATGTCTTGATGTCTGCCATGCGTGGTAGGGCTGGTCAAATTATAGGACAAGGATTCTCTGGAACCAAAACACAACTTGGTGTTAAGATGAGTATCACTGTGAAGAAACAAGGGTGTGCTAATTTAAAACAAATTATAGAAGATGATAAATTAACCTTTAATGATTATGAAATTATTGCTGAATTAACTACATTCATTCAGAAAAAACAATCCTTTGAAGCAGATGAAGGATATCATGATGACCTTGTGATGTGTATGGTTATCTTTGCTTGGTTGGTACAGCAAGAATATTTCAAAGAAATGACTGATAATGATGTTCGTCAGAGAATATATGATGAGCAGAAGAATCAAATTGAACAGGATATGGCACCATTTGGATTCATAACAACAGGTCTAGAAGGTGATGAAGGTTTTGTTGATGGTGATTCTGTTTGGGAGTATGGAGAGACACAAGAAGATGTTTCTTACATGTTACCATTTTAGCGTGGAAGTCAACAAAAGAATAAATAATTTTAGATTAATATTGGCACTACACGAGGAGTTAAAACATGGCAAGTCAAGTCTCGCCTGGAATTGTTCTTAAGGAACGTGATCTATCTAATGCTGTAATTGTTGGCGCATCACAAATTACTGCTGCTCATGCGTCTACTTTCCAAAAGGGTCCGATTGGAACAGTTGTTAGCGTTGCATCACAGAAAGAACTGATTTCAGTTTTTGGTGCTCCCGCAGAAGGCAACGCAGAAGATTGGTTCGTTGCTTCAGAATTTTTAAATTACGGCGGCAAGTTAGCAATTACTCGCGCTAACACTGGAGTTACTAACGCAAATGGTACAGCAGCAGCAAACGTTCTAGTCAAGAGTTATGATGACTGGAATGAAGGTAGTGGAAACAACAATCAATATGTTGCTAGGACTGCCGGTTCATGGGGTAATGGACTTATGGTTGTTGTGGTTGATCGTGGTGCCGATCAAAACGTCACATTCAGCAATCCTCCTGCTGCTATTGCTGCTGGAAGTACATTAACATTTACTGGTGGACAACAAGCTGTTGTTCATACAGTTAAGACAAACGCTGTTACAGGTGTCGTTGAAGGTGCTGCAGTTATTCTTAATAAGAATGCTAATGGTGGTTTCACACGACTAACTACTTCTGATACTTTAGATACTCCTGATACAGGTGCTGCTGCGACATTTACTGTTACTGCTCCTGGTGTTGGATATACTGATGGTGATGTGGTGACCACTACATCGAATGGTGGTGGCATCAACACAACTGTTACGGTTGGTGTAACAAATGGAGATCCAACAGCGATTGGTTCTTTGCAACCAGGTACTGGTTATAACAATGCCGGTGGTGTGATGCCTACAACGGGTGGAACTGGTACTGGATTAGAGGTTACCACCACTGTAACCGCAGGCGCTGTACAAACTGCAGTAATTTCTAATGCAGGTAATGGACAATATCTAGTTGGAGATTCGATTACAATTGATGGTGGTAATGCTAACTCCACATTTGAAATCACTGCAATCGAAGGTCCAGCTGCTACTATCACATTAACAACTGCTGGTACTGGTCATAGTGTTGGAGATGTTATTACATTAACGACAGGTGATGCAGTATTCACAGTTGATAGTGTAGTTGATACTGCTATCGTTCTGACTGCTGTTAATGACTGGTACACTAACGAGACAATTGGCAATACAGGTTTAACACTTGGTTCTATTGGTCCTCGTCCTGGTACTTCTGCATTTGCATCTGGTCTTAATATCAGTTATGATGAAATTCATTTTGCTGTTATTGATACAACAGGTGCTTATAGTGGTTCTGCTAACACAGTTTTAGAAAGAATTCTGTATGCATCTAAACTATCAGATGGCAAGAGTACAGAAGGTGCTGCTGTTTTCTATCGTGATGTAATTAATAATCAATCCGATTTATTCTATAACGGTACTGTTATTGCTGGAGTATCCAATCCTTCTACTGCTGGTGTTGGAGAATCTTGGGATCAGTCTTCTGGTGCTTTGAGTGCTAATGATCTATTACAGATTTCTGGTAAAGTAGAAACTACTCTATCTGGTGGTACTGATGATTATGCATACTCAACTGCTGAAATTTCAGATGCTTTTGATGAGTTTGCTGATACAGAAACAGTAGACGTTGATTTCATCCTAATGGGTGGATCACTTTCTACACAAACTGATACTAAAGCAAAGGCAGCTAAGGTTATTGGAATTGCTTCTGGTCGTAAGGATTGTGTAGCATTTGTTTCTCCTCATAAAGGAAACCAAGTTGGAACCTCAGGTGCTCTTACTAATATTAAACAGAAAGAGAACACACTTGAATTCTTTGAAGGTCTAACTTCTACTTCATACGCTGTCTTTGATAGTGGTTATAAGTATTACTATGATCGCTTTAATGACAAGTATCGTTACATTCCATGTAATGGAGACATTGCTGGTTTATGTGTTTCGACTTCCACGCAACTTGATGATTGGTATTCACCTGCAGGTGTAAATCGTGGTTCGCTACGTAATGCAATTAAACTTGCTTACAACCCAAGCAAAGCAGATAGAGATGAACTCTATCAATCAAGAATTAACCCAGTTGTAGTCTTCCCTGGTAGTGGTGTTACACTATTCGGTGATAAGACTGCACTAGCTTCGCCATCTGCTTTCGACAGAATTAACGTTCGTCGTCTCTTCCTCAACCTTGAGGAGCGAGTTGGTAATCTTGCGAAGACAGTACTATTTGAACAAAACGATGCGACAACTAGAAGCTCTTTCTCCAGTGCAGTAAACTCTTACTTATCTGAAGTACAGGCTCGTCGTGGCGTAACTGATTTCCTCGTGGTATGTGATGATACAAATAACACACCTGACGTAATTGATCGTAACGAATTTGTTGCCGAACTATTCGTCAAACCAACTCGTTCTATCAACTACATTACGGTTACTTTCACCGCAACGAAGACTGGCGTCTCGTTTAGTGAAGTTGTTGGACGATAAAAATATACACAATAATCCAGGAAATTAATTAGGAGAAATCATGACAGACTCACTTACAAGAATTGACACTTTTCTAACACACATCCAAGAAGGCGTTAAGCCTAATATGTTTGTGGTTGATGTCAATTTTCCAGAAGCACTTTCATTAACAAGTCAGGAAAATAAGAATATAGTAAACTTGCTTTGTAAGTCTACTGCACTTCCGGCATCAAATTTAGGTGTGATTGAAGTTCCTTTTAGGGGAAGAACAGTTAAGATTGCAGGTGATCGTACCTTCGATACATGGACTGCTACCTTCTTCAATGATAAGGATATGTTAATTCGTTCCTTCTTTGAAGAATGGTTGGAGAAAATGAATACACACAAATCAAATACTGCTCCTCTTTACAAACCATCATCCGGCACTAGTGCTGCTGATAAAGGTTATATGGCAACTGTTTCTGTGAAGCAGATGCGTAAGGATGGCACTGATAGTGGAACTGTTTTACGTCAGTATGATCTTCTTCATTCTTTCCCAACTAATGTTTCCCAGATTGATCTTGCTTATGACAGCAATGATCAGATTGAAGAATTCAGTGTTGAATTCCAGTACAGCTACTGGTTATCTCCTTCTACTCCAACTGTTGGTGGTCAAGGACTTGCTTCGGCGGTAACTGATGGACCAACATTTGGCAGTGGTATACAGGAGTAGATATCCAATATAAATAGTACTAGCAATAGATAGCATACTGTTATGAGTCAACTGTTTGGTTTTCTAATTAATAAACAGGGGGAACCAAAAGGACAATCTCCAATTCCCCCAAATAGTGATGATAGTGTAGCCACCGTAGCAGGTGGCTATTTTGGTACTTATGTTGACGTTGAAGGTGTATCTCAAAATGAGTATGAACTCATTAAAAGATACAGAGATATGTCACTTCACCCAGAAGTGGATACAGCAATTGATGAAATTGTTAATGAATTTGTCGTTAGTGATGCCAATGATAGTCCTGTTGAAATAGAACTATCAAATTTAAACATTAGTGCAGGTATTAAAACTAAAATTCGTAATGAATTTGATCATATCAAAAAACTTTTGAATTTTGATAAGGGCGCACACCAGATAATTAGAAGCTGGTATGTAGATGGAAGAACTTATTATCATAAAGTTATAGATTTAGACAACCCCAAATTGGGTATTCTTGAGTTAAGGTATATTGATCCACTCAAGATTCGTAAAGTAAGACAAAAAATAAAAGATCCTTCTCAGACATCTAACCCGCAGTTAGTTCGTGGTACTGCTTTAGAATATGATTGGGGTAATTACGTAGAGTATTACATTTATAAACCACGAGGATTCTCTGGTTCTATGAGTATGCCTCAAAATTCTTCTTCTGATTTTTCAACAGCAGAAGGAATTAAGATTGCATATGATTCAATTGCTACTGCAAATTCAGGTGTAACAGATCTGAATAAGAAGTATACCTTAAGCTTCATGCATAAGTCGATTAAGTCATTGAACCAATTGCGAATGATTGAGGACGCCTTAGTTATATACAGGCTTTCAAGGGCACCTGAACGTAGGATCTTTTACATCGATGTTGGTAATTTACCAAAGGTAAAAGCAGAACAATATCTACGTGATGTGATGGCTCGTTATCGTAACAAGTTAGTTTACGATGCTAACACTGGTGAGATCAGAGATGATAAAAAGCATATGAGTATGCTTGAGGATTTCTGGTTGCCACGTAGAGAAGGTGGTAGAGGAACAGAAATTTCAACACTACCAGGAGGACAGAACCTTGGAGAACTTAAAGACGTTGAGTATTTTAGGAAAAAATTATACAACTCCCTTAACCTTCCTCCTTCAAGACTCACAGATGACAATAAAGCTTTTAATCTTGGCAAGACTACTGAAATACTGCGAGATGAACTTAAGTTCACCAAGTTTATTGGCAGACTCCGCAAGAGATTTTCTGCACTATTCCAGGATATTCTAAAAACTCAATTGATTCTTAAAGGTATCATTGCTCCAGAAGACTGGGATGATATGGAGGAGCATATTCAATATGACTTCCTCTTTGATAATCACTTTAATGAATTAAAGGAACAAGAGTTGCTGATGGCAAGAATTAATCTTGTAACACAGATGGATCCATTTGTTGGTAAGTACTTCTCCACAGAGTATTTGCGTCGTCATGTTCTACAACAGAACGACAAAGAGTACAAGGAAATGGACAAGCAAATGAAGTTTGATATTGATACTGGTGTAGCACTTAACCCTGCTGATGTTACTAGTTTTGATATGATGGATCGTCAGAATGATGCCTTTGCTCCGGAGATTCAAGCACAACAGCAAGATGATCAAGCAGCACGTGGTCAAGCGCAGTCTGATGATGCTCATAAGAAGGAAATGCAGAAAATTAAGGCAACGTCAAATTCTAAAGCAACTTCATCTACTAAATAATTCTTATAACTTGTAAATATTATGGATACAACACCATTAGATTCTGAATTGGTTGATATTGTTGATCTGCTTGCTGACAAGAAAAGGTCAGAAGCTATGGACAAGATAAATGATTTTCTTTTTGCGAGAGCATCAGATGTCATTGATACATATAAACAGACTGTATCTTCATCATACTTTGATGAACCTACAGCACAACAACAACCCAACGAAGAATGAAACTTATTACCGAGAACATCGAATCAGTTGAGTTAATCACTGAAGAAAAAGATGGGGAAAAGAAACTCTATATTGAGGGTGTCTTTCTTCAGTCTGAAGTGAAGAACCGCAACGGAAGGGTATACCCATTTAAAGTTCTTGATAATGAAGTGAAACGTTATAATGAAGAATATATCAAACCAGGTCGTGCTCTGGGTGAATTGGGTCATCCCGATGGACCTACTGTAAACCTTGATCGTGTGTCTCACAGGATCGTAAGTTTAAAAGCAGAAGGTAATAATTTTATCGGTAAAGCACATATCCTTGATACTCCTAATGGCAAGATTGCTAAATCACTTTTGGGTGAAGGAGTGAAACTTGGTGTTTCTTCTAGAGGCATGGGTACTCTTGATAAGCAAGAGGGTGTTGCCTATGTCATGGATGACTTTATGCTTGCCACTGCTGCAGATATAGTTGCAGATCCTTCTGCTCCAGATGCATTTGTTAATGGAATCATGGAAGGTAAAGAGTGGGTATGGAACAATGGTATTTTAAAAGAAACTACTGTTGCTAAATATCATCAGGCTATCAGTCAATCATCAAAGAGTGAATTGGAAGGTAAGACCTTACAGGTCTTTAAACACTTCCTAACAACTCTATGATTTATAAATAAAAACAGATAATTATCAGAATAATTTTAAGGGGAAACTCAAATGTCAGATATGCTAAACGAAAAGTTTGAGGAGTTTGTAACTGAATCACATAAGGAACTTGCCGAAACTCTTGGTCAAGATCCCATGGGATCCGTTGCTGCTGCTGTTATTCCTGGTGGTGGTTCTTATCACGCCAACAGCCAAACCTCAGGTGCTGTGAATCAAAATGGCGGTAGTGCCGAAGGGCGCACTGGTCATGCTGCTGACCTGAGTACCGATGTTGCCCAAGCGGGTCAATCGATTACTGATAACGGTGGTCCTCGTCCTGATGGTAATGAGTCTGGTGAAGATAATCCCGGTGCTAAAGCATCTGCACCTGTATCACAAGTCGCTGGTGATCCCCAACAGCGAGGTACTGGTAAAGATGAGCCTGCCGGTTCTAATCCTAAGTTTGGCGCTGACATTACACATGGAACATCTACTGGTCCTACTGTAACTTATCCGATCAAGCCTTCCTTTGAGGAAGTTGATATGTCTGCTGATGTTGCAGCATTGACAGAAGGAACTGAACTCTCTGAGGAGTTCAAAGAAAAAGCAACAACAATTTTTGAGGCTGCTGTTAAGTCTAAACTCAATGAAGAGTGGACTAAACTTGAAGAGCAGTTCAAAATACAACTGGAAGCTAAGTCAGTGGAAATTAAGGCTGAGCTTGCAGAAGAAGTAAACGGTACATGTAAGTATGCCGTTCAGACCTGGTTAGAAGAGAACCAGATTGCTATTGACCGTGGTATTCGCAATGAAATCACAGAAGATTTTATTGCCGGTCTTAAGAATCTCTTTAACGAGCATTATATTAATATCCCCGACGATAAAATTGAAGTCGTCGAGGGTTTGACAGAAGATCTTCGTAAAATGGAAGAGCGCCTTAATGAACAGATTGAGCGCAATGTGGGACTTAATAATCGTCTTGATGAATCTGCACGTACAGTTGTTCTGAATACAATTTCAGAAGGACTAGCAGATACACAGAAAGACAAACTTGCTAAACTAGCAGAGGGGGTAGGATTTGAATCAGAGGAGAAATTCGCTGAGGCAGTCAAGACTCTTCGTGAGTCATACTTCCCAGATGCACCTGCTGTTAAAGCAGTAGAAGCAACTGACGAGACACCAGTAGAAGGTCAAGGCGATGTAGGTCCAGCAATGGCATCTTACATGCAGGCCATCGAACGCTGGCAGTAATATAATAATATAACACACTTTCTTTAGAGTTTAAAAAAATGTTTAACGCAGAAAAACTCCAAGAGAAGTGGGCACCTGTTCTCAATCATGAGGGAGCTCCTGAACTTAAAGGAGATCGCTACAAGAAAGCAGTAACCGCAGTACTCTTGGAAAACCAAGAGCGTTTCATCCGTGAAGAACGGGGAATGCTCAATGAGGTAGCAGTCAACGCATTAGGCGCTGGTACTGTATCTCCCGCTAATTCTGCATTGGGTAATTCCAATACAGCTGGCTTGGCAGGTTTCGATCCTGTCCTAATTAGCCTCGTTCGTCGTGCTATGCCTAACCTTATGGCATATGACGTATGTGGCGTACAACCAATGAGTGGTCCTACAGGACTTATCTTTGCCATGCGTTCTCGCTACGAGAAACAGACTGGCGAAGAAGCACTATTCAACGAACCAGATACAGGATTCTCTGCTGGTGACGATGGAGACACAGCAGGTTCTTATGCTGTTCGTGAAGGAGATGGTACTTCAGATTCTGGTAATGGTCTTTCCGATGGTAACAACCCCGCCCTTCTAAATGACAGCACTGCTGGAACTTATGAAGTTGCTCGTGGTATGTCCAGGGAAAAACTGGAAAAAATGGGTGAGGCTGATTCCTTGTTCCGTGAGATGTCCTTCAGCATTGAGAAGACTTCTGTGACTGCAAAGTCCAGGGCTCTCAAGGCAGAGTACACTCTTGAACTCGCTCAAGACTTGAAAGCAATTCATGGTTTAGATGCTGAGCAAGAACTCGCTAACATTCTGTCTAGTGAAGTTCTCGCTGAAATCAACCGTGAAGTCGTTCGTACTGTGTATACCGTCGCTAAGAAGGGTGCTCAGAACAACGTTGCTAACGCTGGTATCTTCGATCTCGACGTTGACAGCAACGGTCGGTGGTCTGTTGAGAAATTCAAGGGTCTTCTTTATCAGGTAGAGCGTGACGCTAACGCTATTGCCCAAGAGACTCGTCGTGGAAAGGGTAACTTCCTCATCTGTTCTGCAGACGTTGCAAGTGCTCTGGCTATGGCAGGTGTTCTCGACTATTCTTCAGGTCTTAACGGTGCTGGTGGTCCTTCCATCGGTGATGTTGATGACACTGGAAATCTTGCTGTTGGTACAATCAATGGTCGCATTAAGGTCTACGTTGACCCATATGCTGCTAACTTGTCTGACAAGCATTACTATGTTATCGGTTATAAGGGTACTTCCCCATATGACGCAGGACTATTCTACTGCCCATATGTACCCCTCCAGATGGTTCGCAGTATTGACCCCAATACATTCCAACCTAAGATCGGTTTCAAAACACGTTACGGCATGGTATCCAATCCATTCGTTACAACTAACGGTGCATACAATGGTACACCTGACGGTGAGACACTTACCGCCAATGCCAACATGTACTATCGTCGTGTTCAGGTCACTAACTTGATGTGATACAAGTTTCACATTCGCATTACCAAAAGGACTCTTCGGAGTCCTTTTTTTTGTCTAAATAGATATATGACATACAAAAGACACGAATCAAATAATACAGAATCTGATCCTCAACCAGGAAGTGTAAGTAAAACACTTTATTCTGGAGACAGTGAGGGTTGGAGTACTGTGGCATGGAAAGATTGGAACGCTGATTATCAGGCACGTAAGGTAGATAACACCACTAGAACACCTGGTACATATCAAGCAAGAAAAGCAGACAATAGTACACGAACACCTGCTGCCTATCAACGACATGATAAGGACAATAATGCAGTTGAAGCATGACCATAATTAGTTGAGGATTTGAGATGCCTGCTGAATGGTATAAAGAACAACCAAAAAATAGAAATTTCTTAGCACCTACAGGATTCAAGTTTAAACTTGAATTATTTGATGGTGTGGATTTCTTTTGTCAGGCAGTAAATTTTCCTGATATCAGTATGCCAATCACACCAATAGCAACTGGATTGAGATCTGTTCCTGTTATTCCTGGTGGTGGTGTTGAGTATGGTGATTTAAATG